GTAGCGCGGTCAGCCCAATGTTCCGGTCCCAGATTACAGTGTTCTGTAGTCGTTACGATCACATTCCCAATCTCACCGTTGATCATGCTACAGCCACCCTTATCGTGCCATCACGATATTCATCACCAGTCATGCGACCTTCCGCTTGCATTTTCAGTAGATCCAATGCTTCCTGATACCTCTGCTGATACAACTGCATCATGTCCGCATCACCCTTCATATAGGTGTATGCCTCTACAAGAGAGCCATAGAGCAGAACCGTATCTGCATTAGTGCCCAACCACGATGGACTCGTATCAACAATTGAAGCTGGCTGATAGTAGTAGTGAAGCTCTGTCACATAATCCGCATCAGGTGTAGGCCCAACAATGAATGTGTCACTAGCAAAGGTACCGTAATATTTAGGTGTGCCCTTAGTCGATGCGTTTGGATACGTCGATCTGATGAAGTTCGCATCCTTATTCAATAAAAATATCTGGTTGCTGGAACTTGTAATCGACAAAGACAACGGAAACAAAAAGTCCGTAGGCATAGTCAGATACGCATTGCCGTCAGTCATGTTACCTGCCTGATTCTTACGATTCACGGGCAGATTGACCGAACGATAGATACGCTGTTCAGCTTGCTTCACAAATGTAGGAATCGCCGCAACAAAGGCTGTTTCAGTGTTGTTCGTGTAATCCTTGATAGCGGCTAGAAGTTCAGCGTAGGTCATGTAGTCACCTTCACGATGCCCACCTGTCCATGTGCTATAAGGTTGCCTCCCCCGCCTCCACCTCCGTTTCCTACTGGATCAAACGCAAAAAGCCTTCTGCTGGTATCCTGTGCAATATCCGGTCGCGCATTCCTGAGAGCTTCGGGATCAGCATAATCACCAAGCCTACCTAAAAAGTTCTGCGGCTGATCTTCGTCCAACATATCCTTGCCGACCATAAGGCCCGTCATACGTCCAGCCTTAATCTGTGGCACAAGATCCTTGATCTTATACCTGAACCCAGTGCGGTCGCAGAATCCGAAAGCATACTTCCCATTAGCATAGCGAGCCATCAGGAATATCCTCCAGGGACGAAATGCACAGAAGCTCTATCACGATCTTCTTGCTCTGCTAATTGCCATTGAAACTCGTACTCAGCCTTGAGTTCAGGAGAACGCACGAATGCTTCCGGGTATTTTTGCGAGATACGAAATGCCAATCCAGAAACCAATGCAGGAAGAAAGCGAGCGGGGACATCAGGATTCGTAGATCCCACCGCTCCCGTGTCTTCTATACGCCTGATACGCTGATAGGCGAATGTGTAGACCTTGTCTGGTGTCGGCCATAGATACGCAACCGGAGCGGCACCCTGCTTATCAATGTAGATATTTACAGGACGCCCTTCGGTAAGCTTATTGGGTATCGTGGAATACTGGGATACGCTGAAACGTGAAAGAGGCAAGTCGTTTTGCGACGTACCCGTTCCGTCACGAATCCAATATTCGATAAGATCAACCGTATCTGCTGGTAGCGTGATTGTGGAAGTGCTCGCGGTTGTGCTGGCAGTTCCTTGTTCTACGCACCAGAAGTTGAGTCCACGGTTCGCCCACTCAAGACTCATTAGATTCAGAGAACGACGAGCCGTTTCGATATCGTAGCCTGTCTTGGACTGAAGGCCACATCTTTCGAACGCCTCTTCAATAACCTCTGCAATCTCAAGGTTGAATGTCGCAGTACCTGACGTAGCCATTAGCTATCCCTGAATTTATTTTTAGATTGCTTCTTAAATACGCTAACCTTTCCAGGCGTCAAAGAGCCATTACCAATCAGGCCACCACTTCTCATTGCCGCGAAATCCTGCAAGGAACCTTTTTTAGCAAATTCATCTTTTACAAGACCCCCAATCGCTTTCTTTTGCGCTTCTCTAGCCCATTCACGAGCCATATCAGGCTCGTTAGCGAACATCCATTTTCTTTGTTTATCGCTCTTGAAGGGCATCAAAAAGCCCTCCAATTGGGATATTCCAAAGCAATATGACTAGTATGAGCCACTTCTTCCTCATGATCAGGGTAGTTTTCGGCCAACCTACTGTAATAGCCCCAATTATGATCAGCATCAGCCTTCTTTTTAGCGATCTCGTTGTATTCGGGAACGCTACCTTCTTTCTTATCAGCCATTAGTAGCTCTTCCTCAGAGCCACCAGCACGGTATAACGATCCCCGCTTGAGTGGCCCGTAGTGGTGAAGTTGATGTCTCCCGTCTTGCCGCCACCTGAATTATTGGTGAGCGGACCAGCCTGACGGAAGTCGTAAAATCCATATCCGCTGAGAGTCCAGCAAATAACATCCGTACTAGCGTCCCATAGAATATCTACGGTCATACCGGAGCAGTCATACCACATCTGCTGGATCGTAACACCAGCGCATGACTTTCCAGTACCGGATTCGGTCTGGAGGGCAGAAACATCCACCTTGGTCACAGCACTTTCGCCTGAGCCATCGGAGATGTTGGTGAACTTCATAACAGCGATTCGGTCGCCGTCTTGGATCGTTTGGGACGTTACTGCGTCAGCCATCTCATTCTCCCCGCGAGGACAGGGCTTCTAGCCCCGCTCGCAATAGGAAATATGACCACCCACCCTTAGATGGGTGGCCTTATCTCAGTTAAACATTACGACAGTGCCGCAATCGGTACATATTCGATAATGAATGTGAACGATCCCGCAGTAGTAGCATCTGCAGTGTTTGTGATATTGCAGTAAATCGTCCGTTCAGAAGCGGTATACTGAGCCGACACGGGAGCCGTAGTAGTACTCTCCGTTGTGGCTACCAGTGTGCAACCTACGACATTACCCACTACGACTGTCGTTCCACCATCTAGGATTTGATCGGTGATCGCCGCAACAATCTGGGCACCGGAACTTGATGTTCCAACCTCAAACCCAATGTCTCCCGTTCCGATAACCGGAGCAGTGATACATACAATTTTGATTGCGGTGATAACAGTGTTAGCTGGCTGAGTAAACTCACCAATAGCTGGGCTGTCGCCTGCCGTTGTGTTGACTGTAACGCCTGAAGCGTGTCCAACACCCTTACCTAGAACGACTCTAGTAGTAACGGCACCAGTTGTACTGCTCTTATCAACGGATTGAAATCCGTTTTCCGATCTTACTGGTCCTGAAAAAGTTGTGTTAGCCATGATTTCTCCTGTCTTGGCTAGTGTCTACCAATCTCTTGATAGTCAGGAAAAAAAGAAAGGGTGGGAACAGTCCAAACATAGAACCGTCCCCACCCCCTACTCACTATGCTCCGGGTGAACCCCAGATCCCTAATGGATCTGAGACACCAAAGCTGTACCGCTCGCGAGCCTTGTAACGCACGTTTCCGGTGTCAAAGTCACCGTCCATGCTCGTCTCAAGTGCAACACGATTAAAGTGCTTCATTCCATTCGGAATATCGGTAAGAAGGAACCACGCATCCGTATCTGTCAAATAGTGATTCACAACTGTTCCGCCAGGAACAACACCCATCGAACGCACAGCGTTGATATCGTTGTCCGCAGTTGAAGGGCGAAGCTCAGATTTCATTACCCTTTGCGCTACAAATTGTAGATCGGGCGGGATAACGAGCGTCTGGGGACGAGCAGCGATCAATAGACCACGCTCATCTGTCCATTTGCCAATCTGAATTACAGCGGCCTCAAGAGAGGTCTCGTTGAGATCTGCCGCTGTGGCCTGAGTGTTTGAGTTCGTTCCACCCGAAACAAGCGGGTGAGAAGTCGAAAACAATGCTACACCGTCACCACTTGAATAAGCCGTGGTAAAGCCATTGTTCAACGGAACAACAGATTTCACTTGCTTAGTGTGAGCCATGGCACGAGCCAAGGCTTTGGTGTAACGAGCCGACAAGGAATCATAAAGATTGTCTTCCATGGCTTCTTCTGTAATAGCAAAGCCCATGGCAATCGTTTCATGGTTGTACCGCGCCGTGAAAGATTCCTGTGCAGCGTCATACGAAATTGCCGATCCCTCATCCTTGACGGGAGCAGCATCGAAGCCCGAAAGCTTCACTTCTTCTTCAAAAGACCTATCTGAACTTTCCGTCTCATAGATTTCGCTATGCTCCGCATCGTAGCGAGCATACTCCAATCCAAAGAGCGCGTTCAAGCCCGGAAGTAGTTCCTTGAGAAGTTGTGCGCGTGATATAGCCATTGATCAATCTCCTATTATACGCCAGTGGCGTTTAAGTATGAATGATTGGAGGCTGACCCACTCGACGCCGCATTGAACTTAACGATAACGTCGGGATAAGCATCACTCGCCGTGGTCCCTTTCGGGGGCAAACTCTTAGGTCCATCAACAAAGTCGATGATCCGAAGTGGAAGCGTATTCGTTGTAGCTGGTGTACTTCCATCCAAAGCATTCTTGGATC